CAAGTTCTTCAATATCACTACCACCTAAACTATAACCACCTGTAAAACTAGGTCTTCCGTGTTTACCCATACAAACTTCAACAAACTTATCAATTAAATCATCAAGTGAACTATATGTTTTACCATACGCCTTATGTCTTGATAGTGATTTTGTTTGCCAGTGTAACACTCTGAACTGAGTTTGGGTTTCTAATAAAAATTTAACAACTTCCGAATTTTTCATAACAATATTTTATAATAAATATATCAATAAATGAAAAATGGAGGTCATTGACCCCCATTTTCAAATTCTAATTTTTGTTGACTCTTTTGGTCTACAAAACTTTGTATTCGTTGTTTTGCAATTTCACAATATTTTTCACTCAATTCAATACCAACCCATCGTCTATCATGAACAACTGCGGCTACACAACTGGTTCCTGAACCATTGAACGGGTCTAACACTACATCGTTTCTATATGATAATATCTTAATTGCCTTTTCAGGAATATCCATAGAGAACGTTGCCTTTGTTAATGAACGAGTATCGGCAAAGTATTTCCATTGTCCAAATACCAATTCCATAAACTCTTTTTTATCTTGTTCGGAATAAGCAACTTTGTTCTTTCCTTCTTCAGTTAGATAAGGTTCACCCTTCCATTGTGGTTCACCTTTAACCTTCTTGATATGAACTTTTTTATAAGCCAAGATGACACATTCTTTTGGGTTGTAGATATAAGGTGCGGATGGACTCATCCAAGAACCCCAAGCAGTTGTTTTACTTCTATGTGGTGAGTCTTCTTCAAGGTCCACAATACCGTAGAACTTAAACCCAACTTTCTTCATTACCTGATATAATTCTGAAGCGAAGAATACTCTACCACCACGAGCTTGTACATTAACTTCATATGGTATGTTAATAGCCATTCTTCCATCGTCTTTAAGTAAACGATACGCTTCCGTTAACCATTTTTCAGACCACACCCAATATTCATCCATAACAATCTCATCGTTATGTGTGTCGTATTGGATACCTACATTATAAGGTGGTGATGTTACAATCAAGTCAACCCAACCTTCAGGCATCTCACTCATCACCTCAATGGTATCACCATTCAGGACTCTGTTAATATAATTCTCAATCATTCTGTAATTTTTCTATCTTTTTTTCAATATACCATATCGCTTTCTTCAAGTCCTGAACTACGTTGTCTTTCTTACCAGCTCGTGATAGGTATTTGACCGCATTACCCAAATAAAAATCTTTATCTAAACCCCAAGCATCAATGACCTTGATTGCTTCATATGGATTATCCTCACCACCATAGTGTGATGGATGATTAACCATTTCTTTTTGTTCTGACATAATATTCTTTTCCATATTTACTTTCTTCAAGTATACCCTCACTTACAAGTTTTTCAATTCGTTTTCTTGTTTCATCGATTCCAACTCGTAGGATATAATCACAAATGTAATTGATATGAACTGGTTTTTCAAGTTTTCTTAACAGAACTTCATTCAGGTCTATATTGTTTCTCATACTCTTTAAATTTTTTAGCAACGTCGTTATTTGTGAAAATGATGGAATCAGCTTTGAGATAGTGATTAATAATAGTTAAATCTTTTTCTAAATTTTTAATTTGTTCTTCCCCTATTATTTTTTTGTTGAATCCCATATTACAAAAGTATTAATTTTTCTTTAGATTTACAATTGTTTTTTTCTGAACTATGTAACTTAATACCTTTCTTTTAAAGATTGGTAGGAGTGTATTTTCAAATGGTAGGTCGTTGGAAGACATTAATTCAAAAATAGGTAAACTTATATCTTGAGTTAATTCATTTAATATTGTTCTGATTACCTTTTTACTTTCCCCATCAAATATTAACTGAACCGCAAATTTACTGTCGTGTTTAACCGTATCAATACCACCAGTTGTATACTTCCAAATCCTTTTGTTGTTCCCATTAAGTGTAAAAAAGTAACCTCTTTCTAAATCCTGTTTCTTGTTTTCGTTGGTATGTTTGATTGAAACTGAATCGTATGTTAATGTCCAAAGAGCTTTGATGACATTAAAGTATTCAAAAAACTTTGGTCCGGCATATTTTAGAACCTTATTTAGTTCCTCCAACTCATCATCACCTAACTTTGGGATTGGTGTAAATTTAAGTTCATTGATTAGTATTTCATCATCAATGACTTCAAATTTTTTGTTAACTATGATGTATTTGAATTCCGAAGACATCACTTGTAGATTAGCCAAGTGTAATGACATTTCACTAAATAAGGGGTATAACTCAAACTTCTCAATCTTATCGTCACAGAACTTTAAAAAGTCCATCAACATATAATATTTGTGTTCGTAGTCAATTGGTTCTGTTAATAACCAGTCTGTCGTTAATCTGAAATGATTATTTTTTTTTGTTCTTCTTTTTCTTGATTTGGTTTCCATTTTACCCTTCTGTTTGTAAAATGTAATATGTTTCATCATTAAATTCAATAGTATCGTATTCACCATCGTAAGTGTTCAATGTGTGACCGATACCATCAGAACGAAGTAATCCTTCTTTGAATCCTTGTGTGTCTATATAATTCTCAATTTCCAAACCATAATTTTGAATTGTGGTCATAGGGTCATCAACCAAATCATTAACTAAATCTTCAACCTTATCCTCAATTAAATCTTCAGGAATAGTTTTATCACTATCTTTTAATTCATCCAACTCTTCATTTAATTCGTCATATTGTTCTTGTGATAAGTTCTCAGAATCTTCCAACATTTTATTAATCTCATCAATTCTTTCTTGAACTGCTGGGTCTGAATATTCAAAATCTTCCTCATTAAAAAAATCTTCAAGGTTTTCTCTAACATTACTTTCTTCATCTTCTCTGAAAGTTTCCTTAAGTTCTTCAACATCAATATAATCTTCAACAAAACTTTGATTAAAACCTTTTATTCCAATATCATCGATTAATTCATCAATTTTTTCATACGCTGACATGTGGGTGTCGTAATTATCACCAACCGCCCATCTTTCTTTTGATTCTTCTAAGTCGCCAGTTAACACATAGAAAACTCTCATATTATAATATTTGTAGGCGTAAACCAAGTTATATACGTCAATTCTTAGTTCAAGGTATTCAATTTCTTCTTCAACCGCCTCTAAATCCATCAGATTTTCATTATCTTCCGTTTTTCTTTCAATTTCTTCCATTCTTTCTTTTTCAGCGTAAAGTTGTTGTAACCTAGCATCATGATTAGGTTCTTTAGCTTCATAAAGACCAGAAGATGAAGTCAGAAACTCAAATAAAACATTTGCGGTAATCGCAATATCACTTGTTGCAGTTTCTAAATTCCATTCGTCCTCTTGTCGTAAATCGTTTTGTTTGGCTAATTCAATCTGTCTTTGTTTTTTGATTTGAATTTTTTGATACGGTGTCCCATATGTTGAAATATTATTGTATATAAGACCCTCAATAGAATTAACTAGTGTATATGATAAATCTAAACCACCATTAACTGTGATATTTGTAATGTTATTAGCATCCGTATTTCTCAGACTTAAATCACCATCAATAACAATTCGTTTACCTCTGAATTGTTTCATATTTTGAACCAATTTACCGTTATAATTAGTAAACTTTAAAAAATTAATATATTGCTCAGGTGTTATAACAACACTCTCTTGTCCTTCTTCCTCAACCAACATCTGAACAACCCTTTGTATTTGTGATATATCTATATTAACTCTCATGATAAAAATTATATTAATAAATATTAAAATAACTATATTATTTACTATTAAATCACATGTGGTAAATATTTATAATAAAATACCAACAATATGGGATGTGGATGTAAAAAACAAAACGCTTCACCTGAACAGGTGAAAAAGTTAAGAACTGAGAGTATTAAAAACGCAGTTCAAAGTACTATTGATAAGTACTACAATAAAAACAAGAAAAAGTAATAAACCTCTAATAAATTAAAAACAATGAAAAACAACAACGGTGGTGGTTGCGGATGTGGAAAATAATTTTTCCCGCAACATAAGAAAACTAAAAGGGGAATTTTTCCCCTTTTTTTATATTTATAATTATGGAATTTAAAATTTTCAAAAAATTAAACGAAGAAGAGGAAAAACCCGTACTAACAGGTTTCCAAAATAAGTTAATAAAACTTATTACTTTATTCCAAAACGGAGATGTTACTGAAGAGGATATTGAAAACGCTATGGGTAGTTTTGATAAATTTTTTGAGTTAATAATTAAATATAATTTAACACATTACATTGACCCTTTTAATGATGACTGGTCGGATTATCAAAATAAAATAATTTATCAATTAATACAAAAAGACCCAAATTACATCTATAAGATGATGGAAATGGAATTTTCAGATATAACTGAAATTGATGGGAAATATTATGTTGATTTAGAAGATTCTGGTGAACTGGCACAATTCTTTAGTAGTGGTAGAAACGATATTAGTGAAGATAGAATTGCCGAAATATTAAATGGGGATTATGATGGTTATTTTTATGATGACGTAACAGGTGATGAATTCAAAGATGTTTATGAAGAACTAGAACCAAAATATCAAGAAGAAATTAGAGGATACATCAAAGAAGATTTACTTAAAATTGGTAATTTATCAATTGATTATATAACTCCTGAATTAATAGAAGATTTAGCAAAAAAACAAGGTGATGAATCAAATTTAAAATTAAATGAAGAGATAATCACTAAACTTTTACAAGATAATGATTGCGTTGAATACTTTATAATGAACTTAGGATTAGATATAAGAAGTGAATTATATTCATTATACTCAAATTGTTATGGGTCGGTTTACGCTAACGAATTGTATGACTCACTTATAGGACAATTAGTCGGTGAGGTTATTGATAGTAAAAAATCAGAAGAGTATAAATACAAAAAACACGACTACAATAAAAGTACATCAACAGAAAGATGGGGTGTAAGATATGAAGTCACAAAAACTGCTCATTATAATATTAAACTTTGGTTTGAAAGTAACGTAAATAACCCATATGAAAATTTAAATTATTACGGAGGTTATATCAACCTACTTAAAAGTTTATTTGAAAGTGGTGATTTAAATTGGTTGAGTTCTGGAAGAGTTCCTGACTACCCCGATTTAGGTGACGTTAAAAAATGTCTTAATATTGAGTTTAATAGTTATTTCTAATAACAAATTTATTCAAGATTTGTTAATAATTCCTTAACACACTTTCAACATTTCATACCTATATATTGGTATGATTAGTTTAATTTTTATTCCAATATTTTTATTTTTTAACGTTTCTTTAGTCATCCGAGACAGAAAAGAATATTTTAAATACAATAGAAAATAATTTAGACTTTAACCTTTAAAATTTTAGTTTTAAAATTGGATATGGAAAAAGAGAGTTGTATTTTAAATCAGGAATTTGTTAATAAGTTCGCAGATTTCTTATGTCAAGAAATAAGTGATAATAACACTTATAAAACAAAACTATCAGTTGTTGATTGTAATAGTTTATTTATTATCAAAGGTTATACAAAGAATCCAAAAATATATGGATGTTACAATCTGACAGATAAGTTCATAGAACAAGAACAAAATAACTATTCTGATTTAACAGCTCTTAATCTTAAAACATTGGACATCATAGATTATGATACCAAAGACACAAACTTTGAGGATACAAAATTCGTATTTGAATATCCTGAAACTTTCACAACAAACAATCTATCATCAATAACCATACAATCAACATTCCCTCACGGTTATTCTAAAAACTATTTAGGTAATCTTTATTCTTACCTTTATAAAATCTCGGAGAAATCACAACCGTACTTTAAGTTCAGAAACATTAAATTGGAATTTGAAAGTAATGAAGGTAACCTGAAATTCACAAAGGTAAAATCAGATAGTTACTATAGTTCAGAACTTATCCTATCGATATTAAACGACAACTTTGAAGGTAAGGTATCAGATGACTACCAACTACCTTCTAAATTGTTCCTGAACGTTATTTAAACACGTTTAGAATAACCAACGATTTGGTAGAAGTCCCTCTCACCATCAATATATTGCTTAACCATCACCAATAGGTTTCTAAACATGAACGCCCCTGGTGTTTGTTTTTCACACTTGGAAAACAACTCAATAAACGAAATTAAAACTTCAATAGAATAATAACCACATCCTTGTAACTCAAGATACTTTGGTGTAAGTTTATTAACATACTGTAACTTGTAGGTATCTCTTGATGTTACACAATTAAATGGTTCGGTTTCATCATATATTTTTATCAGGTCATCAATAAACCCTTTAATAACATTCGGAGCACATTGTTTCTTAGCAATCAAATCAACAATCCAATGTGTATGTGATGGTGTCCGTAATCTCTTACCTTCTTCCTTATGTTTTACGATAAAATCTAAATCAGGACGAGCCCCTCTTCCACCTTGGTAGATAGCAATCTTCGATGTTGGGTCAACTTGCCAAAATGTCAAAGGGGTATGAACTACCCCTTTCTTTTTAAATGTTAGTTCCTTCATGGAACAAAACTACAAAATATTTTTGATAATTCCAACAGCTTCGTTTATATCTTGGAAATCTCTGTCGGGAGCAAATAACTTAGCATCTTCTGTCACAGTATCCACAATCATAAATGCCGGAACAAAATCGTTACCAGTAACTTCAACAAAAAGGTTATACTCCTCTTCGTATTTTTCAATGTCTCGCTCCTTAAACTTAATCTTATTTTCTTTAAGTTGTTTTTTGAACTCCACACACCAATGACATCCTTTCATTGTATACGCAACCAATAAATTAGCCATTAGTTTTCAATATATTCAAGGATTAATGAAGATACGGTCTGAGCTGGTTTTAATCCGACCATAGTATGAGTATCAACACCTTCTTTATAAAACTTTAAAACTGGAACATTTCTAACACCTAATTTCTTTGAGAAATCAATATCACTTTCAACATCAAACTCATAGATTGGTATATCAGTTCTGATTTTATTTAATTCTTCTGTTAGTTGACGGCACGGTAAACACCAGACCGCAAACATTTTTAATAAAAACGTTTCATTTTTATCTAATTTTTCTTTAATTTGTATTGAATTTATTTTTTCCATATTATTAAATATTTTTCCACCTACGATTATTTCGTAATTCACTAAATAAATTATATCTTATTTCAGGATATTTTTCTTTTAGTTCTTTATTTGTCAAACCTTTGTTTATTTCTTCTTTAATTTGTTTTATGGTTTCAATACCCACTTTGGAATTATTTCTAACTTTTTCTAACATATTTTTCATTCTTTTATGTTTATCCTGTTCAGTTAATTTATCCCAACTTTTTTTTACCGATGTTTTTCTTTTCAGTTTTTCAAATTCAGCATTTTCACCATATAACACATCATATGTTTTACCTTTATGTGAATTTCCATTTTTAGTATTTTCTGATATTTTTTTTCTAATTTCTTCAGAATGAGTATACCCTAAACAACCATCACCACCTATAGTAGAATTAAGTCCATTTTTAAATGTATCATATTCTTTTATGTAATATTTTTCTCTATCATACATAGTTTCCATTTCACATTCTTCAATCAAAGTTATGATAAAATTTTCTTTACCATATTTTCTCATTGAATTATATAATTTTGAATTATTGTTACTACTAAAACAACGATAAACATGTTCTTTGAACCTTTCTTCCATTTTACCAATAGTACACCCAACATAATTTAGTCCATTGGACATATTAGTAATTTTATATATTTTACAATTATCAGACATTTTAAATACTATATCTATAAATATCACCAAAGAGCGTAAATTACAAACTTTTACTTTCCTTTTTTTGTTTCAAAAGTTGAGTTAAGAAGAACTTAACCTCACTCAACTTGTCAGCGTTATAATATAATTTTACTTTATACTCAACCCCATCTGCTTTAGATAAATAAATAAAACTACCATTAGGTAGTTTACATATTAAGTCGGAATAAACCTCACCATCACTATACATGATTGAGTTGATAAAAACTTTTTCTATGTTATCTCTTTTTAAAAAATCATTAGGTAAAAGATTGTGCCCATCAGATAACTGAAGAATTGATAAAAGTCCTTCTTTATCCAACAATCTATCCTCAAATAGAAATATCTTTTTTTCGTTTACCATTCAAAGTCAATGTAAGGTAAGTCGTCTCCGATGTCAATTGAATTTGTTAAATGTTCCCAGTTAAGTTGTCCATTTTTATCAAAAATGAAGTTATACTCTTTTCTTCCACCACCAGTAACAAACTCAGCAACAGGATTACCCCACACTTCATTAGAGATACTTTTTAATCTATTATCCAATATAGAAATTGCATCATTCCAACTATCATCCAATAAACCATTAAATCTTCCAAGTGTCTGAACTCGTTTGAATATAACTGGTTGTTTATTATTCGTACCAATTGAAGGTCTATATTCAATTGACGCTCTATCACCATTCTCTTTACGAAGTGATATAATTAATGATGAAGGTCTATCTTGATAAGTTCTTACACAATTAGATTGGTGTACTGACTCATCAACATATTCTTCACTACTTTGTAATACAATAGGGTTAAATGTAATTTTATCACTTGTTATGATTGGTTTTGATACTCGTTCAACAAATTCATTAGAGTATTGTCTTGAGTATCTTCCTGTGATATAAAAGTCAACTTTGTCCGACCAAATAGTATGTTCAGCATTAAATTCTTTTAAAGTTTTAGACATCCATTTAACCGGCTCATTTCTTGAGATGATATCAAAAAATCTTACGTGGTCATAAAAAGTATGAGTAGATAAATTATGGTCGGTTTTAGATAATAAGTAAATCTGATAAGAATTACTCATATCCCTTTTACCGAAATTTTCAAAATAATGTCTTACAGGTTGAAATGGTGATTCGTCAGTTTTAGTACTAAAAATAATACACAATTCTTCTTCAGGTCTTTGTAAAATAAAATCTCTACCAAAGACATCCATCAACATTTTAATACTTTTGAAACAAGGATTTTGAACTTTATGTAATACTTTTTTAATTTTCTCTGAACTTACATCGTTTAATTTCATATAAGCATCAACCATCTTAAATCCGTATTTCTTATAGTCTTTTTTAATTGGTTTTGGATATACATTGTAATACCCTCTCCAATTGTCAGGTTTCTTAACACCTTGTTTATCCAACAAACATCCAAATAAAGACATCGGTAACTCAATGTAGTTTAAAACTTTTTCTGCTCCAATTTTAGATAAAAACACATTAATACCTTCGGTAATTTCCAAATTATATGTTTTGGTATCATCTAACCCATTCATAAATGAATGATAACCATCTGTAGTTAACGATATCGGGAATGAGTTTCGTCTAACAACACTACCTTTACCCTTACCTCTTTTCTTATGGTATTCAGTGTTTTTACCAACCGTAAAAATATTGGTTTTCTTATTAAATGTAATGTAGTTTAGTTTGGTACTTTTACGAAAAAATACTTCTCCAGCCTTTCTGTGTTTTCCACAATAGAATACTTTTAAACAAACCTTATCTTCATTCTCCTCAACAACAAAAGTACTTCTAAAAACAGTTACATCACAAAGAGGATTACCATAATTTTTTTCAAACTCCTCTTTATCGTTATTAACTGATTTATCAAATGTATAAACATAATGCTTACCGTCAAAAGACTCTCTCGCATGATATTTATTTTTCAAACCAAATGGTTCTACAAGAATACTATCAGTAATCTCCCCCACCGAATTGTAGGGGAGATAGTGACCGACATAATATTTTTCGTTGATGAGTGTGAATAGGTTGTCCATTAGCAAAATGTTTCAGCTAGCTCCCAAAGTTTTGTGTTAATCATGTTATCCATATTCAAGGATTGGATACCCTTTACTGAACGAGTGTTACGTCCTTGTTGTTTGATGAACCCTCCACGGATTAACTTCTCTTGTACTACGTTAAAGGTGGTCCAAAGGTTATCATCACTATCACCATCACGAAGTGGGTCAATGATTGTCTCCAAAGTTAGAGTTGAGATATCCTCGGTGTTCTTCCAACGGATACCAACCGCCTTAGATACAAAGTCAATCTTTCTTTCAGTATCCATAGTCACTTCCATCATACGGGTTACTGACTTTTGAATCTTTGGAGTGTTCAATACGAACTGCTCAGTAATTAATTCAACATCACTCATACTCAAGTTCAAGTGAGTTTGTTTCATGTCCCCGAAGGTTGATACAGGAACAGTTAAACCATTGCTACATACAAGTCGGAATAAACCAGCACCTACTTGGAGAGTTGAAGTTCCGTTGTGTGAGTTGGTGATTACCGCCTCTAATAACGAGTCACCTACTTGTGGAAGTTCTGCATTACGAAGACGAACTTGGTGTTTACCAAATGAGCTCTTACCCACTTGTTTTGCTCCACTTACTTGCCATCCGTTTTGGATGAACTTGTCTACTACATCAATGGTAGGAACCATGGTGTAACGGTCAGACAATTTTGAAAGTTTTTCAGTTTGGAATAATGCTGGTACTGTTGTTCTTAAATCTTGTAGGTTCATAGTGTTTATTGTTTTATTTCTACAAATATAGTAAACTTTTTTAGATGTGCAGCATATTTATTTAGAAAATAACAAACTATGAAAAAACTATTAGATATTTCTTCTGAAGAAAGAAACAGAATCCTTGAAATGCATCAAACTGCAACAAGAAAAAATTATTTAACTGAGGCACCTCAACAAACAGCGTCTCCTCAACAAGCTGCTGGAAAGGCAACGTTTAATCCATCAACACGTTTGATTTTTACTGGTAAAGATGGTCGCGTATATGGTATTAACGTAGCATGGACTGATGACCAGGCTAAAATGAGACAGTATAGTGAAATGATTAAAGGTGATGAAATGAGTAAATATGTTAACGTGGAAATACCAGATGGAACTTATAACTCAGGTGATAAAGCTTTTGGTAGTTTTTATTTATTAAGTTACGAAATAGGTCAATACGCAATGGGGGGTAAGCCAGGTATGATATCATCATTTGCATTTACTCCAGACCCTAATTGGGTTAAAAAATACGGTCAACCTGTAGTAACTTTAGATTATTCTAAACCAATCCTTGGGTACAAAAATTCAGACGAAACAAAAGGATACATTGGTGGAATGCCTGTAAGCAGAACACCTGGACCAACACAATTTGTCTTACATTATACCACCCCAACGAAAAAAATTGATGTTTCTTCGGATTCAGGAGAAAAAGCAGTGTTAATTGGAACTGCAGTAATCAAAACTAACGATACTGATAATCCCGAAAAGAAAATCTATTTAAAGGCTAAAGTTGGTACTCAATTCGGTGTTCCAAAAACAGCACCAACATCTGAACCAACTCAAGTAACTTCAAGAACATAATTAATTAACAAAAAATAATAAAAAAATCTTTGGGTGACCAAAGATTTTTTTTTATTTAATTAATTTACTACACATACATTAAAATCTGTAAACTGATACACAATAGTACTTTCTTTAATGTCATGAAAGTAAGTGTAAAATACAGTATTATTAATATTATCAATAACTATTTTAACAAGTATTTCATTATTAGATTGATTTGAATTATAATCATCAATGAATACAATTTCAGTAACACCATTTTCTTCAGTAAAAGATTTTAAAACTCTAACACCGTTAGTATCACCATTTACAAAATTAATAATATTATCATCCACATTAATTGAATACGAACCATTAACCTCGAATATATCAAATTCTAACTCTTTATCTTTTAAAACTTCAGCATATTCAACTTTACCCGGGCTTCTAAAATATTTCATCTCAGAAACATTAATCAAAATAGTTTGAGAAAATACAAGAAGACTTGAGACTGAAAACAAAAAACTCAAAATTAACTTTTTCATTGTGTTTAAGTATTAAAGGGTTTGTGACTAATTCTTTTACAAATATAGATGTTTTTTTTCATCTACCAAATTTTTTTTCATCAATTTAGAAAAATAATTCCATAATTTGTTTTGATAACAGGAGTCTTAATCTCCATTGGCTTAATAGTTTTGTTTGTCTCATCGTACATACCCACAACAATATCAATAAGTTGTTGCTGGGTAAGGATGAGTTCCAAACCATTTTCAACATTCTCGTAAACTTTTTCTTTAATTCTTTTATAGAATTTGGTTTTCTTAAGTTCCCCAATTAAGTCAATCAAATCGTTGGGGTTCTTTTCAAAGAACGTAATCAATTGATTTAAGTAAATTTCCGCATCCACATTTTTCATAGGCTCTAAGATTAGGAAACAAAGATATAACTTATTTATTAAACTACATAATAATAACCATCACCTTCCTCATGTAAAACATCTTTAAGTTCTTCAGGAAGTTTAACATTACTTCCACTTACATTCAAGAAACCTAACATAGGTAAATCTTTAACACAAGTTGGGATAGTCGTTAACTGAGGGTTGTTTGGTAAAGCAAGTAATAGTAAACTAGTCAAATTACAGATACTATTAGGAACAGATTTAACCATACCACCTAATAAAAGTGTTTGTAACTTATCAAATCTTCCAATACTTTCAGGAACTTCAAGAGCAATTGTTTCTTTAATGTTCTTTGAAGTTTGGATGATTAATTGTTCCAAGTCATCTGGTAGGTTGTCAAATAATTCTTTAAATCCATATAATCCAACAAACTTACCAGCCGAAGATTCAGGATAAACAATATCAACTCTCTTACCATTTTCTTTCGCTAATCCTTTAGCAAATTCAGGTTTGAAGAACTCTTTAAGTTCAGCCAACTTACCTTGTAGCATTTCAACGATATTCACATTTCTATCGTTTCTATCCATAAACTGATTAGATTGGAAGTGCCATTGGTATCTTTCAACAGGAAGACCTGATTTCTTACCCAAGTCAGAACTGTTATTAGGTAGAATTACATATAATGGTCCTTGTTTGATATAAGTGTTAAAGTAACTTAAACCAGGTGATGATGTACACCATCTTGTTTCACCCATATCAGGTTCGTGATAACCACCAAAGAAACAAGCCGCGTTCTTACCAAGTTCACTTTGGTCTTCAATCTTAACTACAGTCCAGTTTGGCCCTTTAAATGCAATCGTTGAACCAGGGTATTGGTAAGTTGATTTAGCTTCTTCTTTTTCTTGTTTTGTTCCTTTTGTTTTTTCTAACTTAAAGTCCTTAACCGCATCAAATAATGTATCAACAGTCAATTTATTAATATCTCTTTTGTCAGCTTCTAATTGACCTTTGAATCTCTCAAACTTCTTTAAGTCGTCAGTAACCTTGTATAAATCCTCAAGGTATAAGTCACGATATCTTTTAACTAATTGTTTATATTCAGGTGAACCAACTTCAACATCCGCTCTTTCATCACTAAATGATGGTTTTAAGAAATTCTTTAATATCCAGTTAGTATACTTACCAACCTTAACAATTTCCATTTGTTCAGGCGTTAGACTATCAATATTTTGAAGTAAACTTTGCGGAGCTCTTGTTGTAGGGTCAGCAAAGATAATAGTTCTCAATGTTTCAAAAGGGATTTTACCAGGTTCAGGTTTTCTACCACCTTTGTCAACTAATTTATCATATAGAAGGTTAAATCTTGAATCTTCTAAGATAATGTTTTTTAAAATATTAGTAAATTTCATTTCTAAAGTTTTTATATAAATATATCAATAATTCATAATTAATAGTTCTTCCCCCATATTTTGTGCCTTTCCTTTCTTCGCCGCAGCAGCTTTAGCAAATTCTTTCTTCTCCCATTTGTATCCCTCCTTTGGGAACCACTCATTCAACAACTGAAAATCGTAGTAAGATAAACTAAACTTACCCTGAATTCCTTTTAAACAATCTGCTAATCTTTCATGGTCAGTACTATCAAAATCGTGGTTTGAGTAATAGTTTTCAGTCCTATAATACGGCGGGTCAACATAAAAGTATGTTGTCGGGCTATCAAACTCTTTAATAACATCTTCAAAATCACCTAATCTAAACTCCGATATTCTATTGAAATGTTCCACCCAATCAGGTTTAGATAATTTATCTCTAAAGGTAAGATATTTTGACTTATACTTACCTTTCAAATCAATAAAACTTGATGTCTCAGGTTTTGAACCACTGAAAACCTGTGTTAGAACATAAGCATACTTCGCTGCAACATTATAATCAGGATAGTTAATTGTTAAACCATGAGAGAAAATTTCCTTTTGAAACTCATTAAATTGTTCTTTATAAATTGGTGGCGTTACTTCCACACCTTGTTGTTGACACGGAATGTTATTAATTACAGACAAAAGAGACTGAGGGTCCTGAAGACACATAAACAAATTATAGTTCAAAGGATTGAAGTCGTTATAAACAACTCTTTTAAGATTTGGGTATTGTTTCAAATCCATGTTAAAAAAACACCAAAACATACCACCAAATGTTTCAACATACGTTTCCATATCTGTTGGGTAGAATGGGACAATCCACTTACCTATCTTACTCTTACCTCCAATATATGACAGCATAACTTTTTTCGTAAATATAATTCTAATCTTGGTAGATATCAACCTTTTTAAATCTTTTACGCGAATACTCCTTACCGCATGGTACAACTTTTGTAATCATATTCCGTCTCACAATTTGAGCAACATGACGAAGATTTAGTGGTAGTATTTCCTGTTTCATACGACAAAGATATAACAAAAAAAGTTTAAAATATATTTTTTTATTCAGGATATTCTATTTATATTTGTATTCAAGTTAAACGAATGGGGTCAACTTAATAACCCAACCAAATCATTAAGTCGGAATTGAACCCCGGTGTGTTCAAAGGCAAAAGCCTCAACCGTTAGGTGAAAAAGATAAAAACCCTCATTACATCGGATGTTTTGGGGGTTTTTATTTATACGTAAATTTGGAAATCGTTTTTACCTGTTGTGTAAAATCTTTTCTTACGAATTGTCGTAACAATATTAATTTGGAAATTATAACAATCTTGTTCTTCTAAATTGGTAACAACATTCAAGAATGGATAATCTTTTTGTGAAACGACTATTGATGAATCTTGTCCCAACTCACCTTCTTTAATACCATCTAATATTTCAGGTAGACCTAAGTTTAATACATTTAATATTTCATCATTAGTAATCACTTCATCTTTACCATGTCTAAACCTTTGGGTATTACCATGTGATGAAGTTTCAATAGATACTTTAACTTTAATGTCACCAAAAAGCTTTCCAATCCTTTCTTCCTTTATTATGTTTTTAATACAATTTAAAAGTCTCATAATTATAAATAATGGAAAACATGGAAAATTTAAAAAATTCAGAAGAAAAAACTTGTACTAAATGTAAAAAAACAAGACAAAAAATGACACCATACATTATTATGTCTGTAGTTGTTTTTGGTTTAGTAATTTATGCAGTAGTTGACATTACAAAAAACATTATTGAATTACTTACTAAGTAATTCAATAATTTTATCTTTTACCATCCCGGATGTAATCTTTTTAGAACATTCAAACATCTTTTCATTCCCCTTATTTATCGGACACCAATTCCAATCACCCGGGTCTAATCTAAACTTATTGGCACATCCTCTACAAGTGTTCTCAGGGGCACTTACCTTATAAACATTTTCATAAGGTTCATTAAATTCTTCAGTAAATCCTGATATTAATACCGTTGGGATGTCTAAAGCCCAAGTAACCCATGATATACCACTTGATATCCCTATGAAGAATTCACAGGTAGATAATTCTTCAATCAATTTATAGATGGAACCTGGTGGGTTTTGTTTAGCACCTTTAGGATAGTAATTACCCATATACCCATCTTCCTCTTTTGAATAGATAATAACCTCATAACCAAGAGATATTAGATAATCAGTAATCTCTTGCCACCCATTTGGGTTGTTCCAGTATTTTGATTGAGCAGTTGAGTGAATACCAAGTCCAACTCGTTTTTTCTTTAACTTGTTGGGGTTTTTAATTAAAGGTTTTACCTCCTTATATTCTAAACCTAAAATGTCTGTTGCGGTTTTTTGTAATGGGCCTAATTTAAAATCACTTGGGTGTCTATCCGTTTTAACATTATCACCATCATAGAACCAACCTATTTCATACATTGCATATAGATTATGAACCGTACTACCAGGTGAAACAAATTGTATCTCAGGATATTGTTTAACAAATAAATCATTAAAGAATGTTGAACAAATAACCTTACAGTTATGTTTCTTTCTGAATTCCTCAGCGTAAGGTACCCAAGCAAATGTATCACCCAAAGATTTTGAATCTAATGCAATATAAACTCGTTTGTTTTCAGCGTTGTATTTCTTTTCACTGATTAAATTACCTTCAGAGTAAATTTTCAATGTGTATTCATCAAAATACTTCTTACTTAATCTAACCCACATATTACACCCAATCTCCTCACGATATTCACAATCACCATTTTGGTTCCAAAACTCAACCAAATATTTCTTATCAGTATTACCTTTAATTTCTACTAATGCTCCGTTGATGTAGTGATTAATCACTTCAATTTTTTCAACCATTTCTTTTGGTTTTATTTCAGTATTCTCAAATACTTTATCAAATCTTTGTTTAGTCTCAATACTATTTAAATTCTTTCTACTGTTAATCAGGTCTTCATAAATTCTAACCATTCTCTTGGTAATAATACTCCAATCATAATTTTGTCTATCTAATTCAGTGTTACTTAAATATAAATCGTAGTTATCAATGATTTGTTTAACACCACTAACTATTTGATTTACATCTCTTTCAACCACAACCATTCCTTCTATTGTTTGCGAACCTAAATAAGTTCCAACAACTGGCATATTACAAGAGACAGCTTCTAATAATGTTAGGTTTGGGTGACCAGCTTCCAACATAGAAGGATGTAAGAATATAGAATGACTTTTATATAATTCTAATATTTGTTCTTCATTTGGATTTGAAAACATTAAAGTTAACTTATCATAATTTAATAAGTAATTATGATGTTCAAAGAATATTCTATTGTTTTCAGGACCAGCAACAGTAATAGGTAAATCTAATTTGATTGCTGCCTCAATAGCGTATCTAAATCCTTTTCTGTCATACGTTGAATCTCCTCCAATACCATTGTTTGCCAAACACAATAATTTGTGTTCAGTTCTTTTCGGATTATCATTTTTAAAAAACTCAGTATTAACACCGTGTGATAGGTAGAACAACTTATCAGTTTCATCAAAGTAATCAACTAAAAACTCAGCATGTGTAAAAGATATCACAGACCTTTTAATCGCCTCTAAATTTTGTTGGTAGTTAGATGAGTCCTTACCATAATAAACAACGTGGTGGTCATGTAATGAAAAAATGTAAGGTATTCCTTTGTTAGCAGCATCAATTGCTAAATTAGCCATGTGAATATGAATAATATCACTACTATTAGTATCCACTTCATTAAGATATTTTATATCACATTCATGCCCTAATTCTTTAATTTTGTTGTAATATTCCCATATTACCTTTTCAACAGCCCCCCATCCATTTGGTGGTATTGTAATAATTCCTGGTGTTACTTGTGTTACTCTCATATTACTATAATAATGTTTTTAATTATTAACATAAACAGGTATGTTAAAATTTAAAGATAAATCTTCGTATTCTTTTAATGTATTGTTATATATTTGATTATCATCTATAAAAATTCTAATTTCAACGTCGTCAGTATATAATTGATTATCATACGGGTCAATTATATTAAATTTATACCAACCATTACTAAAAGTTTCAAAATATTTAAGAATAGTCCTACCTTTATTAAAATTTTGTAAAATTGCAATTTTAATTACAAATTTATTTTCAGACAATAATTCAACAAAAAAATCAGATATATTTTTTTTAATTTTTATTTCAAAATTTGTTAATTTTTCAGTTAAATTAAAATCAACTATTTCAGTTTCAAAATTTTTTAAGTATTCACCATAATGTATATCACCAAATGATTGACTTGAGTCTTTCCATGAATTAAAAATTTCATCAGAATGATTAGTATGCCGTTTACTAATTTTCTTATGTGTAAATAAATCTTTATTTATATAAATTTTTTTATCAACTATTTTATATTTTCTATTAAAAATAGAATATGATATATGTTTTAAATTTTCAGATTTTGACAAATAATAAATATATTTGTCATAGTTATAACCCCACCAAACAGCCTTTTTAAAATGAGATAACCTTATTGCAAAATCATCATCTTCAAATTCTGCACCAATAAATTTCTCATCTAACATTCCAACCCTTCTAATTAACTCTTTTGAAAATCCAAAAAATCCAAAACTAACAACTGACACAAAACAATATCCATTTGAAAGTTTATCTATCATAAATTCAACATCTTTAGATGTAAAATTTGTTTTAGGATTACAAAAAATCATAAATTCACTGTCGGTATCATCTATAGCGTCATTAATCATTTGGGAAAATGAAATATACTTAGATAAATTCCTATCTTTTCTATACCATCTTTCAATCTGAAATTTATCTGAAAGTTTTGTTAATTCACATTCTTGTCTTTCAATATCAACATCGTATTGTGACAAAAAACAAAAAGCAAAATCATTAATTACTATCATAATATTTTTAATTTATTTTAAAAATATTTTATTTTCTTTATCAATAAACGACTCACCATCCGCTTGAGTCGTTATTCTCTTCTTTAGAACACCCATATTTAATCTCTGTTCCGCACATATAATATTAAAAAATGTGTCAGCACAGTCCCATCTATGTGTTCTTAACTGGTTCATAATTGTTTTACGTGATTTTTTTGAAAACATAATACATTGTAAACCAATTATTTTATTTGTAATAAACAATAAATCTTGATTTGGTATTTCTCTAGCTACGTCAGACTGATGCCATCCATAATCCAAAGTTTTAGTGTCACCAAATGAAAAATAAGAAATATCTTCCTGATTAACAATACTACATACTTGATTAACTTTATCTATAAACTCCTCAATCGGAACTTCTATAATACAATCACCTTCACATACAATTAAGAAGTCTAAATCGTTATCAAATTCTGATAAGATTCCAATTTTAAATGCCTCAAAACATCCGTAGTGAGCAGGTGTTAACGCATTACCGTATTCAGGGTCATTAACATCTTCATATTTACCCATTCTAACATTATGTGGTCTAACACTGGTATGAACTGGAGGTAATGAAGTATATAATTCATTTTGATGTAAAACATATTCAATACCATAAGGTATTACTTGCTGTACAGATTTTCGTGATAGTTTTTCTCTGTGTTCATTTTGTGTTGTCTGTAAATGAACTAATTTAATTTTATATTTCATATAAAAACAATATAATCAAGAATATTTTTATTTATAAAATCATATAAAAATTCATCATCTTGAGTATCGTACACTGATATTTTTTCAACTTTATTTTCAAAAATATTAAATGACCAATGTCCATAATTTTCTAACCCATGATACACAGTTTCTAAACTACCATCAATATAGTTAACAACTATTTTTCTTTCCGACCTAAAATGATTGTAATTGTAGGATAATAACATTATAGAATTTTGTCCTGACATATTATAAAGTTTTGTAGAACATCCTTTGAATTTTGAAGATACATTACTAACAGTTGTTTCCGTATTCCATAAGGTATTTTGGAAATCAGTGTTCATATCAACTTCTCCGTCTTTTCGAATTATTAACCCATAATCTTTTCTATTTATGTTATCATAAAGATATTTTTCAACATTTATAAAGTCAGTACCATACCCATTATTTTGTAAATAATTTTTATAATCTTCCTCACAATTAATCCTATTAATTATCTGTTGGAAGTATTCTATTTCACAATAAAAATAATGGAACGAAACATCTCTACCTTCATTAAAATAAAACATTCCCTTTTTGTTTTGAGTAGAACAAATCACTGGTACAGTTGTCATATATTCATAACCTTCTTCACTATATAAATCATCAACTTCAATTCTTTGGAAATGTGTAAACCCAAATGACTTACACAAATCTAATGAGTTAAACAAATTAACCATAACAGGTAATCCATGTTTTTGTATTGTATTTGTAACTTCATGAGTTGTTAATGAACCAAGGTTTTTCCAAAAAATAACTGGTTCGGAATTAGTGTATTCACCTTCAAAAAGAATGTTATTTGAGTTATATAAATGATAATCAACAATTTTTAATATATGTTCAGGAACAATAGTATTAGACACAAGAAGTATTGTATGGTTATACTTTTTTAAGTTATTAATACATAACTCCAACTTATTTAAAACATTTTCATTATGGATAAAACAATCGACTATTGTTATTGTTTTAAATTCATCTTTAATATTTTGTCTTTTGAGTTCATTAGAAACTATTATGTTTTTTTTGTTTTTTTCTTCTTCCGAAATATTTGAAAACATACCATCATTTGATATTCGATAAATTCCCCCACATTTATGAATACACTTAATTAAACCGTGTTTACTAATTTCATAATTAAGCGGCCAATCAACATAAGGTAAATTTGTAAAATAATCTTTAATTAAATTTGGTATGTTTCTAAATACCCTCGCAAAAGATGCATGATTAATAGTTAATAAATCATCTGTAGTTATATCGTCAAGAAATGAACTAATAAACAATTCAGGAACTGTAGGTATCTTGGTACCATCGGGATGCAAATATCTTGTTCCTGTACAAACCATACTATAATTTGGACTGTTCTCTAAAAATTCAACTTCTTCATTTAAGATTGTATAATTATCAAAATAATCATCTCCGTCAATATAAGCAATGTATTTTGTTTTACAGTAATTTAATAAAGTTCTAATATTTTCAAAACCTCCTAAATTAGTATCACCATTTAAAATTATTAAATTAGGGTATTTTTCTTTTAATTTAATTAAAACATCTTTAGTATTATCTGTCGACCCATCATCCCTTACTATCACATCAAACCCATAATTAATTTTTTGAGAGTATATTGAATCAATACACTCTTCAATATATTTTTCAAAATTATAAGATGGTACTACTACCGTAAGTATTTTTTTCATTATTTATCCCTATTATTTTTTTAGAATTATTGCATTCCCCTCAATTAAAATTTCATCATCTTTAAAAATTATTGTTTTTAAAAAAAACTTATTTCCGTCTTTTTTATCAAGTTCTACAATCACCTCAATTTCATCATTAATAAAACAAGGGTTTTTAAAAATCAAATTTTGTTGTAGATATATTGAACCCTTACCAGGATATACTTCAGATATCAATCTTGAAAAAAAGGAACTTAATAACATCCCGTGAGCAACTCTTTTACCAAAAATAGTTGATTTAGCGTATTCCTCATCTAAGTGTATTGGGTTTTTATCTCCTGATAACTCAGAGAAATCTTTAACCATATCTTCAGAAATTAAAATTTTTTCAGATACTCGCATTCTAAATTTATTATATTTTTTTTTCTATCCTTTATTTCTTTAGCCGGTATTCCAACCGCAATTTTAGACTCAGATATGTTTTTATTTACTAATGATAAACTACCTATAGCACTATAATCTTCAATCTCAACATTTGGTAATATTATAGTACCCGCACCAATAATAACATGTTTACCTAATATGACTTTACCTGAAATCACATTTGTAAATTCTTTATTAACTGTGGGATTTGTCATGAATTCCCCACTATAATCATCTGTTGATGTATATATGGATACTCTAGAAGATAGTCCTGAAAAATCTTTCATTACAATTTCTTCATTACCCATTAAACTACAGAAAATTGCAATATGGACATTATTACCTAACTTAATTCCTCCATTACCAGCACTTATCACACAAAAATCATCAATTCTAACATTATTACCCAATTCAATATTTTTAGGATTATAAATTGAACATCTATTAGAAATTAAAACATTATCCCCAATAGATTTGAAACCTATTTCGACCAACTCATTTTTACTATAAAATCCCATTATTTTTTATATATTTCAAATTTTGATAAGTCAGGATATGGTAGTTCCAAATCTTCATTATGTTTAGGTGTACCATCCATGTTATAAAATTGATTCATAAGTAATAAACCTCTTGAAGCAATTTCAGGCATCATGTAAAAATTCCATCCTAACATATCAAAATTATCATCATGATACGATACTTCATTCCTACCTGAATATCTCGCTCGTTTAAACCACTTGTAAGCCTCAAAATCGTCAGTTAAGATTGCACCACCTTTACCAAGTTTTAAGTGTTTATATGGGCCTGTAAATGATAAACACATATGTGTTCCTGGTATATACATATCACTTGTAAATCTTAATGCCGAATCCCAAACATTTGTTGGTGATAGTTGATACGCTCCTTTTAATGTTGACCCATAAACAGGTTCAAACTCGACTTTACCTCCAGCGTGGATAATCTCGCAAGGTACTGACGGGTATGTTCTACTTGGTATTTTAATTGTTTTACCATTAATTTTCTCATAATACAACGCTAAAAATAAAGCGTTACTTTGATTATCAACTGTAACAGCATATGGTGCACCAGCATATTCAGCTAATTGTTCTTCAAATTTTTTTGTGACATCGTAAACCGATGATGACAATGTACCAGGTGTTCTTAATTTCATATTATTTTATTTTTTTAGCAATATAATTATCAGTTGTTGTATGCGTAATTGTAAATCCAAATTCATGTAGTTTTTGTATTATTTTTTGATTACTATTTTCATCATTAGTTTTTTCAACACACAATAATCTACATTTTTTTAATTTATTTTGTATTTCATCTATTACAATTAATTCATGCCCTTCAACGTCAATATTAATGAAATCATAGGTATCTTTTTCTAAATCATAATATTCAACAATATCATTAAAATTGTATACTATTATTTGATTTTCTTTCCAACTCATTCCAATAAATCTTTCTTTATTTTCAGGATGTATAGTAGATAATATTCCCTGCGGAGCATCGCTCACATCCCAGTTCAAACTTTCATGTATATTTATCACATCTGTTTTATTTGAAACACCCGCATTAATACATTTAATATTTTTATTTTTTTTATATAAATTCTGTAATTTTAAAAAAGCAGTTTGGGTAGGTTCAACACAAACTCCATCCCATCCTAATAATGCAAGCGCGTGTGTATTTGAAAATGTTTTACCGTCATTCGCACCAATATCTAAAAATTTATTTGTTTTTGGGTCTTCCCCATCAAAAAATGATAGAATTATTTCCTGTTCATTGTTTTGTGAAAAATCTAAAATGTCATTGTTAACTTTATTTTTAGGTTTAGCAAAGATTACTCCATGTTTAGCGTTTTTATCCGCTTTAGTTTTACGTCCCATTTCATAAATGATAATATCATATTCAAAATCATTTTTTTCAAGTTTTTCAAGTATGATATTAATTTGTCCATTGGTATTTTCATGAAACTCAATCATAAATCTATCCACCAATCCAATCTGTTCATCAGTAATTGATTCAAAAATTGGGTATTCACCACCCTCAATATCACATTTAAATAATGATATTCTACCATAGTCATTATCTTTGTAGATATCATCAATAGTAATAGTGTCACAACTAATTAAATTGTTAAGTTGACCATATTCTCCCACATTACCGTCAAAAACATTTGACCCAATAGTTGAATTTTCTTTTGAAAATCTGAAATCAATCTTGGTATGTTCCTTGTAAACAGGGTTCATATAAATGGTTGATTTAGATAAATCACCATCTAAATGATATTCAATACTTTCCCTTAGGTATGGATTTGCCTCAACTAAAATAACTTTTTTAGCATTTATGGTATACATGTACTTAGCGAATAACCCAACATTAGCACCAATATCAATTACAGTATCAAGATTTTCTAACTTTAAATCATCAAAACATCTATCAACAAAAAACTCATAATAGTTAATGTAATTACAATCCAAAGGTTTAAATTTAAATTCAGGTATTCTTGGGTAGAAATTAGGATTAACAATTAACTCTTGACCAAAAACTAATTCGTTTGTTTCCACATCATAGAACTCAACTAAAAATCCTCTAAAGTTAGGATTGTCTTTGAATTTTTTAATATGAATTGGGATAGGCATTGTCCAATAAAATATTGGGTATTCCAAAGGTAAATTAAACCAATACATCGGAGCCTTTGAAGTTATGT